ATATGACATAGTATCACTATCGTTATCAGCCATAGTTGTATCTGTTACTGATGGAGCAGGCTCCGCAGTTGTATCTACAACAGGTGCTGCAATAGGTTCATCATCCATGATGTTACCCACCGCTACAGTTCCAGAAAGAACTGTATCTAAACGAATTTTCAATTCATCATAAGATTTAAAGTTGGTAGGAGAAGTAAACTCATTTAGAGGATACTGCTTTGCCCATACATCTTCAATCTTTTCATCATTATCAAACAATGCCGATGGTGCTTCAAACTCGGATTTATCATAGTTCCAATAACCGTCTACCTTACGAATCTTTAACTTAAAGTTTGCACCTTCCCAGAAATCAAATGGATTTACAGGAGTTTCATCTTCAAATGCTGGTTGCATTGCTTCCATGCACTTATCAAAGATTTTCTTTCCATAACGGAAAAGGAATATCTTACCTTCACGCTCAGGATGCTTAGGATCATTCACAACATAAATGTTGGAATAATACTGTAACTTCCTCTTTTGCTTTCGGGCGATTTCCTTATCAGATTCGATACCAGAGTTCCAGAATTTAGTATTTAATTCTGACACAGGATCGTTCTGACTTACGGTAGTGAGAGAGTTCTCAATATACCATTGACCAGTAGGGCCTTGGAACGCATGACTCCAGAGTTTTGCCCAAGGCATATCTTCACCTTCGATTTGTGGTAGAAAACGAATTACGGCATAACCATTACCAGTTTTATCTAGCTCTGGTTTCCACAATCTTTCATCCACATAGGACTTCTTCTCTTGAGGTTTGTTTTCAGCTTCCGCTGCACCCAACAACTTACTAAGTGAGTTGGATTTTTTTAGACTTTCTAACGACATATATAGTCTCCTTATGTTATCGTATTAAATGTTTCATATGTTATTTGCTTTACATTTAGAGGATGTACAGCAGTAGTAAGTTCCTCCTTAACCCAATAAAACTTAGTATTAGGAAATTCTCGGAACGTATGTTCTAGTTGGTTTATCCAATTAATAGGATTGAACCCTCTAGAATCTTCAGGCAAGTAATTTTTACTTCCCTTATATATGTTATTTAGTTTATCATCGTAACTTGACAAATCAAACCCTAACATATATATCTCTTGAAACTTGAATTGGCAAGCAAGATGTATTGCTGTATTTCCAGCAGAATATCCTTTAGGATAATCTATGGGTACAACTTTATCATTATACTCTTCAACCCAAGTTATATATAAACCTACATTAAATTCGGCTTTCTTTTTTAAGTCATCACGATCCAGCTCTGGATTATGATATAGTGCTTCTCTTATGTTTGCATCAACAGTTTCTTGTGTTTTACCTTGTACAACACAGCTATCTCTACCCAATCTTGGTGTTTCAAATATTGGCATATTATGATAACCTGTAATTGCATGTGGATCGAACCCAGCTGGTAAAACTTCCCAATCAGTAAACCAACACTTATTATTAAAGGCATACTCTGATTCATATATCTCTTGTTGCATATTATAGTCCACGGAAACAAGATTGTCAACATTAAAGTCGCGATACGCTGCGTTGCATCCCCAAGTGATAAAGTCACCCCCTATAATTGGTTGTTGAGGCCGTGACTCTCCGTTTCCGTAAACTATAGCTCTCATTTAGACTCTAACCAACTTTCTTGTTTAACAAAATCCATCTTGAAAGAATCTCTATCTGAGAGATTAGCAAGAACATTAAATGGTAAACTGATTCTTGGTTCTTTAGTGTTGTTAACACCAAACCCATGATATAGATATGAGTTAAACATAATCAAAGTACCACTTTCAGCTGGCATACCAATTTTATTAGTGAAATTTTGATTGCTAGCCTTATAATGCTTGCGAAGAGATACAAATGGGTCAAGATTAGCAGTAACCCTCTCAAAAATCAACGGTGGATGCTCTGGGATGGTTTTATGGTAATAAACGCCTGATATGAGGGAATTGCCATGATTATGCATTGACTGATGTGACCCAGGCCACGACTTATTCAACCAACTTTCTGATATCCAAAATTCTTTATAATCAAGTGTCATTTCATTATCAAGGTAATCTTTAATACATTCCTCAAACCAAACCTTTAAATCTAATAACACCTTGTGTTCTAAGATGTTAGGGTTCTCAGTACCAAATTGTGTGGTTTCTGGATTTGAATTAGCTTGCTTGTTAAAATTAAAATCATCCATAGAAGCTATCTCTGGTGGATTAGGATTTTTATATTGTTTAACAACTCCAGCAGGGAATATTGGTATGCCTGCACTAGTCATGCCTTAATGCTCCCCATGATGTAGGAAATAGTTCTTTTGCCATTTCGTCAATCTGATTTCCAATCACTTGTGTTTCAAGTTGTGTATCTTCTTTACACCTTAAATTACACACACGAGCAAATGCCATCAATGTTCCACTCCAGTACCATTCAGTATACATAGATTGTGGTAAGACCATACGAGCTTGCTCTGGAGCAACTCCTAGTGACAATAGATGTTCATAAGTCCACTTTGCTTTCTTACAAGCTTGATCATATTCATCAACTAGCGAATTTCTAGGATTGATATCAATCTCTACATCACTTGATCCTTGTTTCTTATCCGTAGGTCTTCCACGCCATTGCCATGGTTTGTAAAACTCTACTTCACTATCTACATAGCGTCTTGATACTTCGTTCCACACCAAACCGACTTGGTGTTTTACAAGTTGTCTTGCTACAAATATTGGGGCCTTAATATGAAATTGCATCGATGCATGTCCAAACGGGCTCCAATGATTATGCTTCGCCAAATAACGAATTAGCTTTTCATCCCCCTCTTCTAGAATACCCTTTAAAGGGCCTGCTTCTGGAATAGACATCCATGCAGAAGTTTTAGAGAATGAAACACGAGCAGCGTTTACTACTGAGAGATCGCTGCCCATTGAATCAATTAGTTCAACTTTCATCGTTTTTGATCATTCCTGCGTGGTCGATAACCTTTTGGCCATGCTGGTGGTTTAGTAGCAAGTTTTTTAACTCGCTCTACCAACTCTAAATTGACCTTAATCAATTCAGCATTATCGAACTCAACAGCCTTGAGTCGATTTTCTAAGGTAGTAACCTTAGATGCGAAGAAACCTTCTTCGCGGATGTCTGGATTACCATCTAAATATACAGTAACGGTCATGTAATGTCTCCATAGTTAAGTTTATAAGTATTATTGTAACAGGCATCCACTAGGAAGTCAACGCCTTTTTTAGCTCATCAAATCCACCGATATGATTATTTTCATTATCAAAGATTTGGGGAACGGTTTTATGCCCTTCTTCCTTTAGCATTGTTCGTGCTTGGACATCGTGATCTATTGATATTTCCATAAAGATAATATCTTTTTCAATCATCAACTTCTTTGCATCGTCACAATAGGAACAAGTTCTTTGTGTATATATTGTATACACTAAATTGGCAACTGTGCTTGGCGTGGCAGGAAATTTAGTTCTCTAGCATTTGCCTCAATCTTCTCTTTCAGACCCTTAGTAATTAAGTTACTGACTGTATCTGGCTCTATCTTATTAATGTAACAGTAATCTAATACTGCATCCATATGGCTTATTCTTTTTTCTTTAGCAATCTTCTCAACTTCAAGTGAAAATGTTTTTGGTGTTTGCATAGTATTCTTTCATGTTATTAATTTAAAAAAAGTGGAGGGCGGTTTTAGTTCCCACGGCATCCAGCGTGCCCTCCGTGTTGATACCTTCTTATGTATACCTTTTTACTTACTTAGGCATCCCATCAACGTGCGCCACTCCAAATAAGAGTACCAGCGAATCTTCTTTTTACAGAAGAATTAGGTGGTGGGATTCTGTTGCTAAGTTCCCACCGAACTCCATGAGATTACGCAGCTAGTGCGAAATCCTCGATTGCAAAGTTATCGTTTGCATTTATCGTCTTGACTTATTAGGCGGTCATCCCACAGCTCTACTCGTTCCTATCTCTATCTGTCGATCCTATTTCACCCCCATAGATTTTGGTGGAGGTGATGGGTACTGCCCCCATGTCC